CAATGGAAATGGCTGCTGAAGAAATCGGCCGTCGCATTGACGCAAACATTATGGATATTACTTTGGACGAAGTTGCTGAAGTACCTCGTGATGTATTTGAAAAAAGAATGGCTCGTTACAAAACAAAGACAACAGGTAAGTTGGTTATTAAAGAATTTCCAACAGGCTCTGCACATAGTGGTCATTTCAGACATTTGCTGAATGAACTCAAACTTAAAAAGAACTTCAGTCCTGATGTTATCTTTTTAGATTACCTGAATATTTGTTCTTCCTCTCGAGTTAAAGGTGCAGCAGCGGCAAACAGTTATACTTTAGTTAAATCAATCGCAGAAGAAGTTCGTGGATTGGCAATGGAATACAATTGTGCAATCGTTACATCTTCTCAATATAACAGAGACGCTTATGGTAACTCTGATGTTGACTTAACAAATACTTCTGAATCTATGGGTATTACTCATACGGCAGATGCAATCTTTGGTCTTGTTAGTTCTGAATACCTTGACGAAATGAATCAACTGATGATTAAACAGTTGAAGAATCGTTGGGGAGACATCAGTTATTATCGAAGATTCCTAGTTGGTATCGAAAGAGCAAAGATGAAGATTTATGAGTTGGAAGAATCGGCTCAGAGCAATATAAATCTTGACGGTCCTGGGGGTGGTCAATCGCCGGGAAAGAAACAGAATTATGATGATGGTCCTGTATTTGACAAGACCGATATTGGCCTTAGGCTAAATAAACGTAAACCTGGTAAAAATGTCTTTGGAGATGTAGAACTTAGATAGACTTATCTGTATAAATAAACTAAAGTACATTAGAATTAACACAGGTTATTTATGCGCAGATTTAAAACATTTGCTTCTATCAATGAAGCTTCTCTAATGAAACCCGACTATGTAATTGGTCATAAGGTTGTATGGAAAGGTACCGACTTTGCTGAACTAGGCAAACTTGGTTATACTAAGGGTGATGTATTTGAAATAGTATCAGGCGGTAAAGTCGAAGTTTCAGTAGGTAAAGAAACTGGTGAAATTGAGAAATTTATTAAAGGACCTGATGGAAAGGTTATTCGATTAAAAGGCGGACAAGGCTATAAGTCATCTGCCTTCACTCATTATAAAGAAGGAGGAGGTATTCCTTCTGGTGCAGAGTGGGAAGATCTTATTGTATTTGCTTATAATAAATTAAATGGTGTAAGTACAGATCCTGCGACAGAAGAAGTCGCAATGAAATATTGGGATAAGTACTCAGAACAATCATTTACAATTGCCGAAAACTTTAAGAAAGGTTTATCTGCCAAACAGTTAGTTCAAACTGGTCGTGGTATTGGTTCAGTAAGTCTTGGTCCTATATGGAAAGAATCTGGCGCAAGGAATAAAACTCCAAAGACGGATATTGCATCTTCTGACTTCAACGAAAAGATTTCATTAAAGAAAGCAGGTGGTTCTCAATTAGCTTCAGCCGAAAAGAAAGAAGCAATCGCAATTGTTAAAGCTGCCCTTGCTGAAATGGGTAATGAGAAAAAGTTTGCTCAAGATTTGGTTTCCACAATGGAAGAAAATATGACTGTTCTGATTTCAAAAGAATCAGTTACGGCATTGAGCAAATCTTCAAAGGCCGGTGAAAAGAACGATGCAGTTATTGACTTTGAGAAAAAAGATAAAGGTAATAAAGAATTATCTGCTATGTTGGAAAGTTATATCAATTCAAACACCGAAGCAAATACAATGTTTTCTAAATATGTTGTATTAGAAGCAAGTACAGGTAATCAAAAATTTGGTTCTCCTAATTCTAAAGCTGCAGCTAATTTATTAGGTAAGTTTGACCCTTCAGGTACAGTTGTATTAGAACCAATCAATACAATTCACGATCCTATTATTGTAAAATATTCTCAGTCAGTTAAACCTTATGTAGCATTTAAGAAAGGTGGTGGAGCAAGTCCTGCTTACTCTGCATTCCGTCTTTCAATTAAAGAAGAGGTTCAAACATTTCATGGTTTAGTAATGGAAGAACTATCTCAGGTTGATGGATTATTAACTGAAGACTTTCTTGCAGAAGGACCTTTAGATATGTTAAAAAGAGCCGCAAGCAAGGCAAAGTCAATAGGTAAAGTATTAATTGACAAAGTAAACAATGCAATTAAAGCTGTTATAAAGAAAGTGTCTGGTATATTGAAAAAGATTGCTTCTCTAGGTAAAAAGATGTTTAGTAGTTTAATGAAGTTCTTAGGATTAGATATTGCGTTTGCTTCTAACATTCCTGGTGAGGTAACACTATGAAGCAGTATAAAGATTTTGTAAACGAAGGACCAAATGATCCTGCGATCTTTAAAGCAATCTTTTTAGCAGGTGGACCAGGTTCAGGTAAATCTTTTATGGTTGGTCAAACATCATTGGCTGCTCATGGATTTAAAATTGTAAATTCTGACATTGCATTTGAAAGAGCAATGGAGAAAGCAGGATTAACAATGGACCCTGAAACAATCTTTACTGTTCAAGGACAAGCAATAAGAGATAGAGCAAAACGATTAACTGGTATTCAATTTGAAAGATATGTTGAAGGTCGATTAGGTTTAGTCATTGACGGAACTGGTAAAGACGAAGAGAAAATCAGAAATCAAGCAATGAATTTAAAAGCATTAGGTTATGATGTAGCAATGATTTTTGTAAACACAGATTTAGATACAGCAATTAAGCGCAATGACGAGAGACAAAGATCATTGCCAACTACAACTGTTGTCACATTATGGAAAGCAGTTCAAAAGAACATCGGTCGATTCCAAGGATTCTTTAAAAATAATATGTTAATCCTTGATAACTCTGATGGAACACAATTGACAAACGTAGCGCAGCAAGGTTATAAATGGGGTAAGGCATTTGCTGATAAACCAGTAACAAATCCAAAGGCAGTTAAATGGATTAATTCTTTTAAACCTTCAATGGTTGAGTCAACATTAGCTGCTCCTGACTCTGCTGTCTTAGATTCATTGCTTTCCGATTTAAAAAAGAAATTGGAAAAAGATTTAAAGAGAGGAAGTAATCTTAAAGATTTAGATGATGTTGCTGCTATGGTTCATAAAAGAGTTGAAAAAGATTTTAGACATAAAGGTTATTCAAGGTTAAAGGATCGTAAATGAAGTCGTATAATCAATACATAGCGGAAGCTGCGCAGAATCTACATATGACTCATCTTGAGGATGCCGTTATTGATGGTGGTGTGACAGGAACAAGAAACGTAATTAACTATATTCGCAATATTCGCGATATGCTTTCAGGAAACACTGCAGCTCCTGTTAGTTTAACAACAAAGTGGGACGGTGCTCCTGCGATCTTTGCTGGTAAAGACCCAAGTGATGGAAAATTCTTTGTCGCAAAGAAAGGAGTATTTAATAAAACTCCAAAACTATATAAAACAAACGCAGAAATAGATAATGACCTATCAGGTGACCTCAATGCTAAATTTAAAATTGCATTAAGTGAACTTGCCAAGATAGGAATTGAAGGAGTAGTACAAGGTGATTTCTTATATTCAAAAAGCGATCTTAAAACAGAAAATATTGATGGAGAACCGCATGTTACTTTCCATCCTAATACCATTGTTTACGCGGTACCTAAATCATCAGACCTCGGTAAAAAAATATCAGAATCAGAAATCGGTGTGGTCTGGCATACAACATACGGAGGACCAACTCTTGACTCAATGTCTGCAAGTTTTGGTCAGGAGATCTCATCAAAACTCAAAGAAGTTAAAACAGTATGGCACGTAGACGCAACATTTAAAGATATATCAGGTTCAGCAACATTTACAAAAGAAGAGAACAAAGATATTACGGATATGCTATCTGAAGCAGGTAGATTATTCAGAAAGATAGACGCAAAAATTTTAAACGAGTTTAGTAATAACACAGATTTAAATCAAAAAGTAAATACATACATTAATTCAAAAGTAAGAGAAGGACAACGTGTAGGTGCAATTAAACCTTTCGTAGCAGGACTTCAGAAATACATACAAGATTACTATAGAAAACAGGC